AGTTTTAGCTGACAGTGATGATGATACTCCTGATACAGAAATTGTTTTAGCTGATAACGGAGTTTTACAATTCAAAACAGCTAACAGTGAAGCTATGAATATTGATAGCAGTCAACAAGTTGGAATTGGATTAACAAATCAAGCTAACAAATTACAAGTAGATGGGGATATTTGTATAGGAAAAGCTACAACTGGTGCTGATTTGAAAAGCACATTAAAAATGCGAGGTTCAAATGGCTCAAGTCAATTACAAGTATTTGATTTGGTTAATGATGGTGAGAATGGAAGAGTAGATTTTCAATACAATAGAGCAGGTAGTTCTGCTCAAACTATTATGACTTTTGGTGCTACTGTTGGCAATGTTGGAATTGGAACGGATACTCCTGAAAATTTATTGCATTTAAAAGGTACGTCAGCTATTCCTGTACTTATTCAAAGTAACGAAAATCCAATTATTGGTGAAAGATATGCTGCTAATGCAGATGGACCTGTGATATTTTTAAGAAGCAGTAGAAATGCAACTGTAGGTTCTCATACTGTTCAACAAAGTGGTGATGAAATTGGAGCTATTCGTGTTTTAGGAAGTGATGGTACTGACTTTGCTCCATCTTCAAATTTACGGTTTGAAGTTGATGGTACTCCAGGTGATAACGATATGCCTGGCAGAATTGTATTTGAAACATCAGCTGATGGTTCTCAAAGTCCAGCAGAAAGGATGCGTATTAATTCTTCAGGTGTTTTACATATAAATGGTTCAACTAGTTATGGTAATACAAATCATTTAACCATAGCTCATGGTGGTGCAAATGTTCAAGCAATTACTACTAATAGCACTACTTCTTCAGCACATTATATTGGTAGATTTTATAGTGGTGGAACAGAAATAGGAAACATTTATTACAATGGTTCAGCAACAGCTTTTAACACATCTTCAGATGCAAGACTAAAAGATGTTACAGGCGAAGCTAGAGGTTTAGAAGTAATTAACGAACTTAACCCAGTAGCTTACAACTGGAAAGACTCAGGACAAGCAGATGAAGGTCTTATAGCACAAGAAGTTATGGAGATAGTTCCTAACGCTGTATCAGGTTCAGAAGAAGACATCTACCAAATGGATTACAGTAAATTGGTAACACCCCTTATAAAAGCAATACAAGAACAACAAACACAGATTGATGCCTTACAATCTGAAATTAACTTACTTAAAGGAGAATAATTATGGCAATAGGATATACTTGGGATTGTAAAACTTGTGACACATACCCGACAAAAAGCGGTAAATCAAATGTGGTTTATAACGTCCACTGGAGACTTACTGCAACAGACGATACTAATAAAGACAGCGATGGTAATAACTGGACTGCTGAAACATACGGCTCACAAGCTGTTAGCACAGATGATCTGTCTAGTTTCATAAACTGGTCTAGTCTTACCAATAGTGATGTTCAAGGCTGGGTTGAAACTGCTCTTACTTCTGATACTGTTACAGCTATGAAAGCTGCCTTAGATGCCCAAATAGCTGAAAAAGTTACACCAACTAGTGTTTTAAAAACACTAAGCTCATAAGGAGACATAAATGACAGTAGAAAATAAAGAACCAGTAGTTTTTATTGATGATAAAGAATTAAAAGTTGCAGATTTAACTCAAGAGCAACAGTATTTACATACACAAATAGTTGACCTTAAAAATCAAAAAGCTAGATTACAATTTCAAATGGATCAAGTAAACGCTAGCTTAAGTGTTTTTGAAACTAAATTTATACAATCAGCCAAAGAAACAGCAGATGAAGTATTAGAAACTGAAACAAAAACTTTGGAAAACTAATGACATTACTAAAATTTATAATGATCTGCAACGCAATTGTAACTATTTGCTCACTAATAGCAGCTTTAACTCCAACCCCAAAAGATGACAATTTTTTTAAAAAAGTTTATTCTATACTTGATTTATTTGCTCTTAATATAGGAAGAGCTAAGGAGAAATAGTATGGGATGGCTAAGTAAAATATGGAACACCATTACAAATACAGAAGTTGTAGAAGTTAGAGCTAGAAATAAAAAAGGACATTATGTTGCTGATGATAAATCAACACCAGATGTAAACGAGGCTTATACAACTAAAAGAGTCAAAAAGTCTAAGTAATGGCTAAATCGCCTGATGCGTTTGTTTACAACGCAACTCTAGATCGTATTGTTGACGGAGATACATTTGATTGTATTTTAGATTTAGGTTTTGATGTAAAACTACACAAACAAAGGGTTAGGTTAAGTGGGATTGATACACCAGAATCTAGGACACGTGATCTTGCTGAAAAAAAACTTGGACTAGCCGCAAAGGCTAGGCTTGGTGAATTATGTTGCGGTAGTTTCAAAGTTAAATCTTTAGGCAAAGGTAAGTATGGCCGTATATTAGGCATACCCTATACAGAAGACGGTAAAGATATATGTCAAATACTTATTGACGAAGGACATGCAGTTCCATACGAAGGTGGTAAAAAAACAAAAGTTTGGGGTGATTATTAATGAATGACGGGCAAGGAAGATTTGGTGGCGATATGGATCGTAACGAAGTCGAAATGGATCTTAATAAATTTATGGCTATGATCCAAGAGATTTCTGATTTGAAGGATAAAATTAGAGATTTAGAATCTGATACAAAAGTCAATCCGCATCAAAAATGGATTCATTTAGCTAAAGCGGTAGATTCTTGGAGAATATTTCCTAGAATGTTTTTAACCGTATATATTATATTATTATACAAATGCACAATATGGTTTATGGCACTTGAAGCACCTAGCTTTGAACAATCTGGTCTTATATCTATCGTAGTAGGTGCTGGAGCAGCTTGGTTCGGTTTATATGCTGGAACCACTAACTCATCAAAAACATTTAAAGGCGAAGATAATTAATGGAAATGTTCAACCTTATAGCAGAGGTTGGCGTACCGATTGCTGGTGCTTTGGTTATGGCATATTTTATATTTCTTGTAATGAAACAACTAATGTGCAGTTTAGTAGATGAAATAAAAACGGTGCAAGGAATTACAAAAATGCTTATAACCAGAGCATCCATCATGAATAACGATATTATTCGTATTGATACATCAGTATCTAGTGCACTTAATTTACCACCAGACTTAGATAGGATAGCTAGAGCAGAAAATTTTGTTGAAGACGGCAAGATAGATGCAAGGCGAGATTAGTGTAGCTCAGCTTATTGCTGACTTTGGTTTTCCTGTAGTTATGGTAGTTGGACTTGGGTACTTTGTTTATTATGTTTGGACTACAGTAAACAATACTATTAATCCAGCAGTAGAAGAAATGAAAATGACGATTATACGTCTAACCGATCAACTTCGCCTGTTAGACCAAGATATGATACGATTACAAACTAAAGTTAATACTGTTTTGAAAAACAAAAACAAAGAGGTATTAGATGAAAAGAAGATTGACACAAAAGGAACTAGAACAAGAACAAATAGTAAAAACTAAAATTGCTGCCTGGTTATTGCTTATGGGCGGTATTATGTTTGCTGTTATAATAGCTCAAAACGTAAATGCAGATACTATTACACATAAATTTAAGTCTCCAAGTTTTAATGGTGTAGGAACTTCTAGTCATTATCTTACTATTGAAAACCAAGAACATTCACGTAAGCTTACAATAAAAGAAGAGATAAAAGCTTTACAGGAAGAAATAGAAAGAGATAAAGAAAACTCTACTTTAGCTAGATTTATGCGTAATCTTGAGTCAAGAGTATATGCAGAGTTATCAAGACAGTTAGTAAATAACTTATTCGGAGAAACACCGCAAAGCGAAGGCACCATAACACTTGAAGGTAATACCATAGAATATACAAGTGATGGTGTAACATTAACCTTAAAAATTACAGAGGCGGATGGCACAGTTACCGAAATCACAATACCTATTGGTACTTTTACTTTCTAGTTGTTCTATAACACATCAGCTAGAAGATACATACGAACAAAGGTTTTCACGACATGATGTAGTGTCAATACAGGACTTACAATCTCCTAAATTAAAAAATGTAAAAATACCTAAAGTAAGTCCTGTAGTGGCCGTATATCCTACGGCATTTACCGATCAGACAGGTCAAAGAAAAAGCAATAGTGAGTTCGCATTATTTAGTACCGCTATCACCCAACAACCCAACGCATTACTTATACGAGCACTTAAACATGCAGGAGACGGTAATTTTTTTAGAGTAGTAGAAAGAGTAGGTCTAGACAATTTAACCAAAGAAAGACAGCTTATACGTTCAGCAAGAGAGCAAACTGCTAGTGAAGAAGAAAAGAAAAAAGCACTAAGACCATTACTTTTTGCAGGCATTTTAATAGAGGGTGCTGTTATATCTTATGAAGCAAACCTAGAAAGTGGTGGTGCTGGAGCTAGGTATCTTGGTATAGGTAACAGTATTCAGTATAGAGAAGACAACATAACCGTAAGTTTACGTATGGTTTCTGTTGCAACAGGCGAAGTCCTGCTAGAGGTGTTAAGCCAAAAAACCATTTTTAGCTACGGTAAATCTGAAGATGTATTTAGGTTTATTGAGGCTAATACCGAACTTGTTGAAATAGAGTTTGGAAATGCCAGAAACGAGTCATCTACAATTGCTTTGATGAAAGCTATTGAGGGTGGTGTATTAGAAATAGTAGAAACAGGATATGAAAAAGGATTCTGGGTTTTACAAAACAAAAATGAAGGAGTAGAATTAAATGATGAAACAATTAATAAGCCTGATTGTGATGCTGAGTGTATGGACAACATACGCGGCTGATAATGAAATATATGTAGATCAGTCTGGTACTGATGCCAATATAGACTTAGAACAACTAGGTATATCAAACTTAATAGGTGGCTTGCAATCTACAGCAGGCAGTCTTACGCCATTTGATTTAGATGGTAATAGTATGACACTTGATATTAATATGATTGGTAATACTAATAAATTTTTAGGTGACATATTAGCTAATAACTTTACGGGTCTTTACAATTTTACTGGTGATACTAATACTTTTACCATTCAAGTAGATCCAACTAATACTTATGGTGCTAACGGATCAAATCAAAACGTAGCAGTTACAGGTAATAGTAATACTTTGACCCTAAACCAAGGGACATCCGCACTAGCAGCTACTTTAGATTTAGATTGGATTATACAAGGTAACAACAACCAAATTACTTCTAATATTAATATTGATGGTGCAACCAACTTTATGGATATAGACGGTAATGATAATGCAGTTACTTATACTGGAACTGGTGTTACAGCTTCAGCAGGCGGTTACTTTTATTTAGATCATACAGGTAGTTCCAGGACTTTTAATGTTTCGCAACTTAGCACACAAGATAATGACTGGCTCAAAATCATCTCTACCTCTGGTACTGCTGCTTCTACTGTTTGTGTCGTTCAAAACGACCAAGGTACAAGCACAAGTTGCTGATATTGGCGACATATCTGAGTTAAACGGAAAAGCACAAATACTTAGAGATAAGCCGTATGATGCTAATCTTAAGTTTGCAATACAAAGTAATGATGAGGCCATCACCAAAGATGGCCGTATGGCTATAACTTTTCTTGATGATTCTATTGTAAAACTTACTGAACACTCGCAACTTCTTATTGACGAGTATATATATGACCCTGATCCTTCAAAAGCAAAGATGGCTCTTACCTTTGGTCTTGGAACGGCTAGATTTATTACAGGCAATTTAAACCGTATAGATAAACAAAACATAACTTTGAAGACACCTACAGCTAATATAGCAATACGTGGGACTGACTTTACGGCTACAGTAGATGAACTAGGGCGTAGCCTTATAATATTGCTTCCAGACGCTCTAGGGCTATCTAGTGGCGAAATAGAGGTAGTTACCGCTATGGGGACTGTATTATTAAGTAAACCGTATGAAGCTACTACAGTAAGCGTATTTGAATCAGCTCCTACTAAACCAGTCATTTTAGACCTAACTTTAGATGTAATAGATAATATGCTTATTGTGACACCACCTAAAGAAGAGGTATTAGTAGAAGAAGAAAGAACATCAACTAAAACAGATAGTGTATTAGATTTTAATGACTTAGATATTGATTATCTTGCAGAGGATTATTTAAAAGAAGACAGTCTGGAGTTTACAGAACTAGATATAAACTATCTTGATGTCAATTACTTAGAAGACCTTTTAAATGTTTTAGATGCACTTGCGGTTGCAGAAGAAGAAGACCAACTAGCCCAGGCAACTAGCACACAAATAAGTGGCACACTACTCGGTAGAGATCCAGACACACAAATAACTACCCTTATAACAGGTAATCTAATTAGTTTGCGTAGAGAAGTAAACGAAAGCGTTAGAATAGATTTAAACGGTAGTGACTCATATACCGTAATATTTATACAAGATGGTATATCAAACGTCATAAAAGTAAATGGAGGTGGTAGTAGTATTATTACTATCACTCAGAGTGATTAAATGAAAAGACTATTATTACCTATACTTATAATACTAGCTTTACCATTATTGTTTCAAAGCACACCTACAGAAATACTAAAACTTAAAGTATTTGATGCTTTTATAAAAACACCACCTGAATCTGGTAACTTTGTCATACTTAATATAACTGAGGATGATGTAGAACGTGAGGGGGGTTGGCCTTTACCAAGAGAACGACTTGCACAAATTACACTAGAGATACTAGGTAAGGGGGCTTTAGGTGTTGGGTATGCCATATCTTTCCCACAAGCTGATAGGTTTGGTGGTGATGAATCTTTCGGTAGGTCCTTAGGGTATGCACCTAGCGTTATAGCTATGTTTGAAGACGGTAAGGGTCAATATCCAAAACCCACAGGAACAGTTATAAAAGGTAATGATATTGGTGGTATTGAATCTCAAGGAGTAAAAGAAAACTTTAGTGTTTTAACGACTGATACCTTACAAGGTTTAGCTATTGCCCCAACAGAAGTTGATCAACTTGTAAGAAGAATACCTTTATTAGTTCGCACCCCAGACAACAATTGGATACCTAGCTTTGGAACACAAATATATAAAGCTTTATTTGGTGTCAAAACTTACATTATAAAAACTAATGATAATGGTATTGAAGAAATATCAATACGAGGAATACCACCAGTAAAAACAGATGGTCTTGGTCGTAAATGGATTAGTTGGGTTGATACACCACAAACCGATTTACAAGAAATGCAAGTCAACGGTAAGTTTGTAATTGTTGGCGTGACGGCTAATGGAGTTATGCCACAGGTTGCAACACCCGTAGGACTATTAGAACCACATAAGATTCAAGCCGCACTTGCAGAATCAATATTAATACAAGATAGCCCTTCCATACCAGATTGGTCATTAGCTGCTGAGCTAACAATATTTATTACATTTGTTAGTCTTGTTTGGTTTGCTTTACATTTGTTAGGTATTACTTGGGGTATTGTAGTTGGTTTACTACTCATGTCGCTTAGTGGAGTAATAGGGTTTTATCTGATACAAAAAGGTATTTTAGTAGATGTATCCTGGACACTAATATCAGAGTTTGTAACAGGATCTATAGCTTTCTATTTACGATTTAGACAACAATATAAACTACGTCAACAAATCAAGAAACAGTTTGAGCATTACCTTGATCCAAGACAAGTCAAAAAAATACAAGATGATCCTAGCTCTTTAGTATTAGGTGGCGAGCGTAGATATTGCACTTTTCTTTTTACAGACGTAAGAGGCTTTACTGCTATGTCTGAAAAGCTAGAGCCAGAGCAAGTAACAGAAATTATGAACAAGGCACTAACCATACAAGCTGATGCAGTAAAAGAGTATGGTGGTATGGTGGATAAGTATATTGGTGACGCTATGATGGCCATATTTAATGCACCTATAGACTTACCTGAACACGAACACGTAGCTATTTTATGTGCAAAACAAATACAACAAAAAATACAAGAGGCTAACTTAGGCGTTGAAATAGGTATTGGTGTTAATACAGGACACGCTGTCGTAGGTAATATGGGTAGCAACACTAGATTTGATTATACAGCTATTGGGGATGCGGTAAATTTAGCTGCAAGACTAGAAAGCTCAACAAAAGAAGTTGGTCGAGATATTGTTATAGGGTATGATACCGTTAAGAACTGCAACATTTATGTTGACAAATTAAAAGATATTTTTGTAAAAGGTAAAGAAAAACCTATACAAATTTACACCTTAGATAGTTATGACAAAAGCACAAGAATCACTTAACAGAATAGAAACACATGAAAAAGAATGTCTTATTCGATATAAAAATATTGAAAAAAGATTAGAAGACGGATCAAAGAAGTTTGACAAGCTTGAAACTATGCTTTGGGCTGTTTATCCATTTATTTTAGCATCAGTAGTTTTATCTAGATTTATATGAGTAAAATTTTAATTGGTGTGATTGTTGTATTATCAGGTATTACAATTTTTCTTTTTAAACAAAATCAAACACTCAACGCAAATAATCTTCAATTAGAAGGTGCTATAGCAACCCAAGAACAAGCTATACAAAGCTTACAAGATGATTTTAGTTTACAAACCTCAGAGCTAAATAACTTAGCTAAGAAGAATCAAGCGGCAGAACGTGAGCTAAATAGATACGTCAAGTTTATACAAAATTATCAACTAACCTCCAAGATACTAGAAGATCCTGTAGAAATGGAAAGGAAAATTAATAATGGAACAAAACACATTATGGAAGATATCGAAAAAATCAGCATTACCGTTGATGATCTTGATGACGGCCTCCAGTTGCAGCCTACTACCAACTAAACAAATAGAGGTAACTGCTAAACCACTAGAGCGAACAATAGTGCAACCAATCATGCCACGTGAAATAGATTTACGTGAGCCTATGTGGATTGTGGTAACACCAGAGAACCTTGATGAACAGTTAGCAAAGATAGAAAAACAAGAAGGTGAGCTTGTATTTTTAGCTATGACCATACCTGATTACGAAGTTATGGCTTACAATATGCAAGAACTAAAAAGGTATATTAATGAACTTAAAGAGGTTGTTGTGTATTATAGGACAGTTACTACAACTAAAAAGGGAGAGTAATATGAAGATATCACAAGAAGGATTATCATTAATTAAAAAGTTTGAAGGGTGTCCAACTGATTCAGACGGTAATGTAATAAGTTATAGATGTGCCGCAAATGTTCCTACAATAGGATACGGTTCAACTAAATATAAAGGTCAGCCAGTAGAAGACGACATGAAAATTAGTATGCAAGAAGCAGAAGATTTACTGATACATGAAATGGATGAGTATGAAGGTTATGTAAATCATATGGTTAAGGTCGATCTTAAACAAAATGAGTTTGACGCATTAGTTGCATGGGTATTTAATTTAGGCCCCTCAAACTTTTCTAGCAGCACGTTATTGCAAAAAATTAACATTAAAGATTGGGATGATGTTCCAAATCAAATAAAGCGTTGGAATAAAGCTGGCGGTAAAGTCTTGCAAGGGCTTGTTAGAAGAAGAGAGGCAGAAGCTTTATTATTTGAAGGCAAGGAGTGGCACGAGGTATAAAATGCCGTTACAAAAAACTATATTTAAACCTGGTATTAATAGAGAAGGCACAGCCTACGATAACGAAGGCGGATGGTTTGATTGTAACTTAGTTAGATTTCGTAAAGGTAGACCTGAAAAGTTTGGCGGTTGGCAAAAATTATCATCTGCTACTTATCTTGGCACAGCAAGAGCCTTGCACGGTTGGATTTCTTTAGGCGGCACAAAATACTTAGGTATAGGAACACATCTTAAATACTATATTGAAAGCGGCACTGTATTTAACGATATTACACCAATAAGACTTACCACATCAGCAGGTGATGTAACCTTTTCTGCCACTAATGGTGATGCTACCATAACCGTAGCTGATACAGCACACGGGGCTGTTAAAAATGACTTTGTAACATTTAGCGGAGCTTCTTCTTTAGGCGGTAATGTAACTGCCGCAGTATTAAATCAAGAATATCAAATAGCAACAATAGTAAATGCTAATAGCTATACAATAGAAGCAAAAGATACCTCTGGTGCTACTGTAACTGCAAATTCATCAGATAGTGGTAATGGTGGATCATCAGTAGTTGGTGCTTATCAAGTTAATGTAGGACTAGATGTTTATATTCCTGGAACTGGTTGGGGTATTAATGGTTGGGGTGAAGGGACTTTTGGAAGCACATCATCTCTAAGTAGCACAAATCAGCTAAGATTATGGACACATGATAATTTTGGTGAAGATTTAATAATAGGTGCTAGAAATGGCGGTATTTTTAAATGGACAGAAAATAATGGAGTATCAACAAGAGCCGTAGAGTTATCTGGTATTACAGGTGCAAACTTAGTTCCTACTGTTGGATTACAAGTTATTACATCTGAAGTTGATAGACATTTAATAGTATTAGGTGCTGATCCCATATCAGGCACCTCTAGGACTGGTGTAATTGATCCTATGCTAATAGCATTTAGCGATCAAGAAAACGAGCTAGAGTTTGAACCATTATCAACTAATACTGCTGGGTCTTTAAGATTATCATCTGGCTCAAGTATTATTGGTGCAGTAAAAGCTAGACAAGAGATTTTAATATGGACTGATACAGCACTATATAGTATGCAGTTTGTTGGACCTCCTTTTACTTTTGCAGTAAATTTAATTAATGAAGGAACAGGTCTTATTGGGCCAAAGGCAGCCGTAACTACACCATCTGCGGTATATTTTATGAGCTACAACAATTTTTATTACTATAACGGTTCTGTAAATACCTTACCTTGTTCAGTTCATAATTATGTATTTGGTGATATTAACCTTACACAATCTTTTAAGATACATGCTTTTACAATTAAAGATAAAAATGAAGTAGGTTGGTTTTATTGCTCATCTAGCTCATCTGAAATAGATAGATATGTTATTTATAATTATGCAGAAAACTTATGGTTTTATGGCCAGCTAGTAAGAACAGCTTGGCTTGATTCTGGTATAGAAAATTATCCTAGAGCTGTAAGTAGTGGTTATTTATTTCAACAAGAAATAGGTTTTAATGATGACGGCTCACCTATGACAGGTGTATTTATTGAAAGTAGTGACTTTGATTTAGATGATGGAGAAAAGTTTGCTTTTGCTAGAAGAATAATACCAGACTTTAAATTTATACAAGACCCAAACAACGGATCAGTAAATGTAGTTGTTAAAACTAGAAACTTTCCAGGTGATACACTAGCTACTAATTCTACTAATGAAGTAACTAGCACCACACAACAATCACATATAAGAGCTAGGGCTAGACAGATGGCCTTGCGTATAGAAAGTAATGATGATGCAACAAATGACGGTAATTTAAGTATAGGATGGCGTTTAGGAGCCACGAGGATTGATATAAAGACAGACGGTAAAAGATGAGTAAGTTGTTACAAACGCAACTTCCATTAGCACAAACGGATGTGACTCCTGACGTTTTTAACCGTCTTATTAGATTATTAGAAATAAATTTAGGTTCAGTTGACCTAGACAATACGCGTCAAGTGAGCGAAAATGAGCTGAATACTATAAATTTTAATGCTGGTAGTATTATTTGGAATACAACATTAGAAGTATTACAGGTATATACTGGCAATAAATGGATAGATATAGGGACAAGACTTGTAGACGATGGTCTAGAAGCAACAAGTACGTTAGGTAAGGTTACTGTTAAAAATAACGGAGCCACGTCTATAAAACTTGCTAATTTTGGAAAATAATAGATACTTTATGTATCTGCATACAACTTAGTTAAGCCTATGGAAAAAGACGTACAACAATTAATAGACGCAGGACAACAGGAAGACTCAGTAATTGTTCATGCTGCACCAGGCGAGATGGTGGTTCCTCCTGTTATATCAGAACAAACCCAACAAATGATAAACCAAGATATGCAATCTGTAGGATTAAATCCTGCCGAGTATATGATTGGTCAAGGATCAGTAAATAATCTTACTGGTTTACAAGAGTTTGGATTCTTATCTAAATTATTTAAAAAAGTTAAAAAGGTAGCAAAAAAAGTGCTACCAGTTGCCGCAGCGTTTATACCTGGCGGTCCCTTACTAAAAGGTGCAGTAACTGCTGTAGCTGGTAAGGCTTCAGGCTTAGATACTAAAGATGCCTTACTTGGTGGATTAACTGCTGGATTAGGTGCTAAATTTTTAGGTCCAGGGTCGGGTGCAGCAAGTAAAGTTGCTGAAGAAACTGCAAAAAAAGGTATTTTTGGTGGCACCTTAGGCCCAAGAATTAGGTCTGGACTAGGAAGCGTATTTAATCCAACCAAAGAAACTGGCATTTTTGGCGGTAAACTAGGCCCAAACATTAGAAGAGGTATTGGTAATATATTTAGTGGAGGTTTAGGTACTGGTCAACAAGAAATAATGTATCAAGATCCTATTACAGGTGAAATATACAGTCAATTACAAGTAGATCAAATGATAGAAGCTGGAACACAACCAGATACTTTGCAACAAGTTCAAACAGGACCATTTGGAGGAACACTTGGACCTAAGTTGAGACAAACATTTTTAGGTTCTGGTGATCAACAAGGTGTCTTAAGTAATTTAATTAGTAGCGATCAACAAAACAAAGGCCTAGGTCTAGGCGGGGCTGGCGGTATAGCTGGTCTAGCAGCTCTTTTTGGTTTAGCTACTAAAAAAGCAGCAGAAAAAACTGAAGGTGGATTACGTGATATACGGTTATCTACAAGGCCAGATCTTATGCCGCAACAAACATTCCAAGGTTTTGATGTTGGTGTAAGACCAGGTATGTCCTATGGTGGTGGTATGGGATATAGGCAAAATATGTTTTATGGCGGTAGAATGGACGAACAAGAATTAGATATGCGTATGGGTGGTCCCTCTGTAGGCCCAGGAACTGAAACAAGTGATGATATACCAGCTATGCTAAGTGATGGCGAGTTTGTAATGACTGCTGCTGCTAACAAAGGACTTGGCGGTTTTAAAATAGAAAAGAACAAGGATAGCTTAACCATTTTTCCAACTGGTAAACCAGATAGAGAACAAGGCTTTAAAAACAACGACAAGCTTATGAAGTTTTTTGAAGGCTATCAGGACATGATGAGTTAGATATGGGATTTTTAAGTAGAGCATTTAGAAATAGAGGACTTATAGAAAATTTATCAAGAGATCCTATTGCACGTATTGAACCTATCGCACCACTATTAAATCCTATTGGGAGTTTTCCACAAATAACTCAACAACCTATAGTTCCAATAAGACCTTTACCTATAGAGGAGCCTATAGTTCCTTTACCATTACCTGTTGAAACTCCTATACCTAGACCAATAGAGCAATTACCTTTTGAATCACCTAGAGATGATTTTTTATCTATTCAAAGATTAGATGATCCTATTGAAAGACCGTTACCAGTAGGTCCTAGTATTCCTTTTGTTCTACCACCACAACCACCAGTAACATTACCTGTATCTCCTGTGCAAGCAAGAAGACAAGAATTAGAAAATTTAGGATATGATGCGGCAGACGTTCAAGAAATTTTAGAAAGAGATCAAGTAAGAGGTTTAGGCAACGTAACTTCAAATGTTTTACCCTCAATACCAATAGCACCACCTCCCGTAATACCACAAATTCCACAACCTTTACCGCAAATACCTAGTCCTTTGCCAACACCTCCACCACCAATTAATATAGGTGGACCACCTTTGGACACATCTTTAATACCACAAAGAGAAATACTAGAAAGACCGATCATCCCACCAAGACGAGATGATTTTATGTCTATTGAAAGATTAGATGAGCCTATAAGAGAAATACAACCACCTGTAATACCTGATACTACACCTCCACCTGTTGTAGATCCTGTGGTTATTACACCACCAGTAGCACCTCCTCCTGTAGCAACGCCTGAACCAGTTATAGAACCTGCCCCTACCACGCCAGCTGCAGTGGCAACAGATGTGGGGGCAGTACCTACAACAACTATACCGCAAGATGTCAGAGGCCAAGTTGATCCTGTTTTAGCACAACAAGATACGGTAGAAATGCAAACCGATCCCCTGTTAAGAGCCCTGTATTTTGGAACTGCGGATCAACCTGGCTTCATTAATCAGTTACAACAAGCTACCGCTAATCTAATAGGTAGTGATGTTCCATTACAACAAACAGCAGGACTAAGCGAATTAGAACAACTAGCACAAGATAGAGCGTTATCTGATCTAGGCGTAGCTGAACCTTTTGTTGGTGAATCTGCAGATTTAATAAGAGGCACTACAAGACAGTTTGATCCTAGTATGACACAACAATTCTTTAATCCTTTTGAAGATCAAGTTGTGCAACAAACTATACAAGATGTTTTAGAAGCTGGTGAAAAAAGAGATATAGCACAAAGAGCTAGAGACATACAGACAGGCGGTTTATCAGCCTTTGGCTCTAGAGCAAGGCTTACTGCTGCTGACCGTCAAGAAGCTCTTGGTAGAGGCTTAGCTGAAGCATTAGGCGGTATAAGACAAGCAGGCTTTGGCCAAGCACAAAGAGATGCACTATCTACTTTTGCACAACAAAGACAAGCAGAACAACAAGCAGCAAGAGATATAGGACAAGTCGGTTCTACCTTAGCTGATTTACGTGCAAGAGAAAGAGCAGGACTTGCAGGCTTTGGTCAAACAGGTAGAGGTATTGAAGAAACTGGTTTATCTAGATTATTCCAGCAACAAGTTGATGCACAAGGCAGACCGTTACAAGCATTACAA